GTTCTGGCAGTTATCCCAAGCGGATATGTTGTCAGCTCGGTCGAAAGACCAACAGTAACCACAGTTGGTGCATCAACGCTGCTAATTGCAGATGTTCGAGTATCTACCTACTACACACAAACCGCATAAGGAGAAATCATGGCAACCACAGTAATAACTGGTCGCAATATTTCGTTGTCTTTTTCAGGTGGAACAGACATCGAAGCCCAAGCAACCAGCGCAGTTTTAACAAAAGTTAATGAGCGTCAAACATATCAAACACTTGATGGCGAGGCTTACAAAACTACTAATTTGTCTGGAACATTTGTTTTAGAAATGTTAGCCGATTGGGGCAAAGCAAACTCAGTTTGTGAAGCACTTTGGTCAGCAGCAGAATCAGCTCCAGATACAGCAATTGAAATTACTTTAACAGCTGCAACTGGCGCACAATTTGTGTTTGGAGTATTTCCAGAATTTCCAACTGCAGGTGGATCTGGTGTCGATGCCCAAACAGTAACTTTTAATTTCAAAGTTAATCAAGGCACAGTAACAGAAACCTTCTCATAAGAGAAAGTCGGGAGCAAAATGAAGTTACCAATTACAATTGAATACAACTCAGGCGAGCAAGCAACTTATATTGCCCAACCGCCTGAGTGGGTTAAATGGGAAAAAATGTCAGGATATACAATCGGGCAAGCCCAAGAAAAAATGGGCATATCTGATTTAATGTTTTTGGCATACCATGCACACAAAAGAGAAGCTGGTGGCAAACCAGTTAAACCTTATGAAGCGTGGTGTGAAACAGTTACCGATGTAATTGTTGGTGATGCAAACCCAAAAGCCACACAGCAGGAAGCCTAAGTAAATTATTGGTTCAACTGGCAATTGCCACAAAGATTCCAATGAGTGAATGGGTTGATGCAGACGACATAATGACAGCTTTAGAGATATTGGAGAAAAAAAATGGCGGTTAGCACTAATCCATCAATTTTTTATTCTCAAAAAGAATTAAATAAAATATCCCGAGTTTTAAGAAATATGGGCGAAATTGCAAAAAAGGATGCGCAACAAAAAATTCAAGAATTGGCTGCTAGAGAGTTAGCTGCAATTAGAGCTTTTGCTCCGTCTCGTGGAAAAGTTGCACAAAGAATAGCCGAAGGTGGGCAAGTAAAAAAATCATCTTTGCAAGGCGAAATCAAATTTGGTTTTGCTTCACAAAAATTTTCAGGTGGTGCAACAACTCAATTTAACACAAGAAATGATCCACCTGGAAACAGACCCGGAATTGGTGGCGGTTATGAATTTGGTAGTAAAAAATATCGAAATATGCCATCATGGTCAGGTCCAATGCCCAAAGGTCCGGGTTCTCGCGGATGGTTTATTTATCCAACAGTTCGGGCTTTACAACCTGAAATTATAAAAGAATTTGAGGAAATAGTTACTAGCATGTTAAAGGAGTGGTCAGATGGGGGCGAGTAGTTCTAGAGCTTTAACGCTTGCTCTTGCAGCTGACATTGATGGCTTACAAAAAGGATTAAAAAAAGCTGACAATGAAATTCAAACTTTTGGTGGCAAAGTAAATGAATTTGGCAAAAAGGCTGCTGCTGCTTTTGCAATAGCTGCTGCCGCTGCTGCTGCTTATGCCACCAAATTAGCCGTTGATGGTGTCAAGGCTGCAATAGAGGATGAGCAGGCACAGTTAAGGTTAGCCAGCGCATTACGAAGTGCCACAGGTGCTACTGATGCCCAAATACAGGCTATTGAGGATTACATAAGCCAAACTGCATTGGCAGTAGGAATTGCTGATGATGCTTTAAGACCAGCATTTCAAAGATTATCCGTTGCAACTGGCGATGTAACTAAATCTCAACAATTATTAAATTTAGCAATTGATATTTCAAAAGGAACTGGCAAGGATTTAGGAGCCGTAACTGAAGCCCTATCTAAGGCCTATGGTGGACAAGATACACAGTTAGCCAGACTTGGAATTGGTCTTACAGCTGCTCAAGCCAAGCAATTAGGATTTAGAGAGGAAACTAAATTACTTTCAAACTTATATGGCGGAGCAGCCAGCCGTAATGCCGAAACATTTCAAGGCCGTATTGATCGCCTAAAAGTAGGATTTGAGGAAGCCAAAGAAACTATTGGATTTGCTTTACTTCCAGTAATTGAAAAACTTATTGAATTTATATTTACTTACGGAACACCAATAGTTGATAATTTTAGAAATGCTTTTAATATTATTAGATCCGCTATTGATAGAAACAGAGAATCATTTAATGAATTTTGGGTGTTATTAAAAGATAAAGTTTTCCCTATATTGCAAACAGTATTTGGGTTTTTACTTGAAGTTGGTGCTAAATCAGCGGCAGCAATAATTGATGCTTTTGGCAAAATAGTATTGAATTTTATTATTGGTGCAATAAATAAAGTTATTGATGCTATTAACTTAGTTAAAAGTGGATCAGATATTGGCAAAATTAGTCCTATTGGCGCGGCAACAGTCGGCAGAACAAGTATTTCTGGCGGTGGTGGTACTGGTGCAGGTGGTGGCTTTACTGGATTTGGCGGTGGTGCCGGAGGCATAACTGGCGGTGCTGGTGGTGCTGGTGGAACAACTGGTGCTCGTAAATCAACAAGCCCAAGTGGAATGTCTGAACTTGAAAGAATGGCTCAACAACAGAGAGAAACTCAACAAAGATTAGATGTTTTGAATAACATAATTCTTGCAAATGCTCAACCTGACGAAGATCAATTAAGAGCGCAAAGATTAGCAGCAATAACAATGGCAGCCATGAGAGCGGAAGATCCAGCAGCATTTGGGATAACAAACAATATTTATGTTTCTAATTCAATAGATCCTGAAGGAACTGCTAGAGCTGTTGCTTCAACTTTAAATAGTCAGGCTGCAAGAAGCGTAACCGCGCTTAGGGATAGATAATGACCGCTTGGTCGCCTGACTGGAAATTGACTGTCGGTGGGGTTGATTATACTGACATAACAATTGCCGATGTTCAGCATCAAGCAGGTCGATCAGATATTTACCAACAGCCACTTCCATCTTATATTCAAGTTACTTTGGTTGCGCTAAATGGTCAAACATTACCTTTTGATATAAATGATAGTTTAGATTTACAGGTGAAAGACAGTTCAGCAGCTTATGTAACATTATTTGGTGGCGATATAACTGACATAACAGTGCAGGTTAGAGATACTGGTGGTGCTGCGACAGTTGTCGAATACACATTATTGGCAATGGGTTCACTTGCTAAATTAACAAAAGAAATTTGGAATGACAATATTAGCCAAGATGAGGATGGCAACCAAATCAGTACAGTTTTGTCAAGTGTATTATCTGGAACTTGGAATGATGTTCCAGCTGCTACTCAATGGCAAACTTATGAAGCAACAACTCAATGGCAAGATGCAGAAAATCAAGGTTTAGGGGAAATTGATACTCCTGGACTTTACACAATGTCAGCTCAAAGTAATTTGACAGATACTGTTTACAATGTTGTTTCAAATATAGCGAACTCAGCATTTGGATATATTTATGAGGAAAATAACGGAAATATTGGATATGCCGATGCCGACCACAGACAAACTTATTTAGCTGCCAATGGCTATGTTGAACTATCTGCAAATCATGCGTTAGGTGCTGGATTATCTACAATTATGCGTTCTGCTGATGTTAGAAATGACATATACATAAATTATGGCAACAACTACAACAGCCAAGTTACAGCTACTGATGCAACGAGTATTCAAACCTATGGATATAAAGCCGAAAGCATAAATTCTTTGGTGCATGGATCAGGTGATGCTCAAGTTATCGCTGATCGTTATATTGCGCAAAGAGCTTACCCACAGCCAGCATTTCAATCCATAACCTATCCCATTACAAACTCTGAAATAGATAATGCAGACCGCGATGACTTACTTGGCATTTTTATGGGGATGCCCATTGACATTAGCAATTTGCCAACACAAATATCAGGTGGACAATTTCAAGGATATGTTGAGGGCTGGTCTTGGAGTACTAGATTTAACGAATTGTTTCTAACAATAAATGTTTCACCAACCGCATTTAGTCAAGAGTCAATGCGTTGGAATGCTGTGCCAGTCGGTGAGGCTTGGAACACAGTTGATCCAACTTTGACATGGGAATACGCTACAATAGTAGCCTGATGGAAAGAGAGATAAATGGCTAATCCGACCACAAATTATTCGTTTGCTATGCCAACGAACACAGATTTGGTAAAAGATCTACCTGCTGATTTTGATATTTTTGGACAAGCAGTTGATGATCGTATTAAAGCATTAAATCCAGAAACAACTCTTGGTGATATTTCTTATCGCTCATCGACAGCAAATACAAACACTAGATTGGCAATTGGAACAAATGGTCAATATTTAAGTGTTTCAGGCGGAGTTCCTGCATGGGTTACTTTTACAGGTGCTGGTAAATTAAAGCAAGTAGTTCAAGCAACTACGACTGCATTTTTTAGTTTCAATACTTCAACTTACACAGATGTAACTGGAATGTCTGTTTCAATTACACCAACAGCAAATACAAGTAAAATTTTAGTTTTATTGCATTCTCCAACAGTTTACAGAGCTGGTTCAGCTGGTTCTTTAGCATTCAAAATAGTTAGAGGTTCAACAGATGTTTATGAAGGAACATTTTGGGGGCATAGTCTAAATTCTAGTACTGCCTTTGTTTTGCCACATACAGCAATATATTTAGATAGTCCAGCAACAACATCTGCAACAACTTATAAATTACAAGCAAAAGAAGCAACTGCCGCAACTTCTTATTGGAATTACAATGGAAGCGCAACAGAAGTTGCATCTATTACTTTATTTGAAATTGGAGCATAATGATAACTAAAGCAGCCGAAGTTCTTAAATTTTTATGTCCAGATGTTGAATGGTCAATGTCAAACGATGATTTTGACACAATAACTTGGATAAATGTTGATAAAGCCCCAATTACAAAAAAACAATTTGAGGATGGTTTCGCTAAATATGATGCTTGGAAAACCAAACAAGATTCAGACAAAGCAGCTAAAAGACAGGCAATTTTAGATCGCATTGGCTTAACAGCTGATGAACTTAAAACAATACTTGGCTGATGAAGCCTTATTTATCTAAAGCTGCTGAAACCTTGCGCGACCAAATAAATGAAACATGGTTGGATCGCGATAAGCGAAGTGATGGATGGATTGCTTCTGCTAAACACGCATTACGATCAACCAAATCGGATCACAACCCAAGACCTGACGGAGAAGTATGCGCGTTGGACATTGACGCTGGCTTATCTGACGAACAAGGGATTAGTCATGCTTTGGCAGATCAGTTACGACTGGCAGCAAAAAAAGATAAGCGTATATCTTACATAATCTATGCTAAGAAAATTTGCTCAGGCAAATCATTATGGCGTTGGGTTGCCTATCGAGGCATAAATCCCCACGATAAACATATCCATATTTCTTTTAAGCCAAATCAAACTGGCGAAAAGTTTGACATACCACTACTGAAAGGTAACTAAATGAAACTATCTAACAAACACAAAGCAGCAATTAAGTCATATTTAAGAGCTGTTGCAGCTAGTGGAGTTGCCTGTGCATTGGCAATTGCAGCTGACCTACATCCTGCTTATGCCGCATTACTTGGTTCAATTGTTGCGCCAATAGTTAAAGCTCTTGATCCAAAATCTGGCTTAGAGGTTGATTACGGAATCAATGCGAAA